CACTGGGTTAATCTATTAAGACCCGGGTTGGACCGGAGCAATGCTGGGCACCATAAAGGATTTTAAGCACTGCCGTCATAAAATGGTACAAACAATAAAGTGAGACACACAATTTCAAACACTCTATTTTTACAGAATATGCAATGCACCATGGCCATGTCCCATCTCTCACCTACGCCAAAGCGATGCTGGGCAAGAGCATAACCATAATGTGTAAACACTCTGATAACGGTAATTTGACCGTCAACAAGTAGGTTTGAGGATATCCTATCAACCAAAATAGTGACTAAGAAATATTAGCCTGTGCAAAATGTGGCGTGACAGACCCAACGCACACAAAGGTGCATGATGTGGATACGGCTGGATTTATTGCGGCATTCCAGACCATAGGCACACCGGTCATCGCGTCATCATAATTTGCATATAAAATAAAGGAACCTGGACTAGTGACTGTACCCGCCACGGCATACAAAGTAGTGCCAGTGGTTATTGGATAAATCAGCCTGGTACCAGCAGAGACATTGACAGCAAAAGAAGTGCCAAATGATGCTCCGGTGATAAACGCCTGTTGGACATCAAAAACAATCTGAAAAACATCACCAATCTGAATGCCAACAGGTACAACACCTGCGACACCGGTATAAAACCCGATACCACTCATGTTGAACACAATTGGATCGCCAGCAAGCACAGGACCACCTCCAACATTGAAGGTTTTAGGCGTGTACTTAAATAGCGATGAAGGTATGGTCGATACACGCGGATTCAACATACGCCTTTCAAAGGTGATGTCATAATCAATTAAAACATAACCAGGCTCATCAGGCTGGTTACCATTTGTACTAGCGCGTGTGTAAATCAAAACCTCTCCGTCAGCTTGATGCTGAACATCCTCAGCATTAAACAAATCAGTATCCAACCAATCCCTCTTAGAGGGGGATATAACCATTGAATGATTAGTCCATTGCGGCCCAATAACAGCAGAATCAGTGGACAAAGCATACGACATAAAATTATTACTCGTATGGTCCACTTTTGGCCCACCATGGTTGGAATGATAAAAGATGAGAATGTCACCAGAAGTGGAAGTGGGTGAACTAGTAATATAATGCACCCGCACCGCATTCCACTTATATCTCTCATATGTTTGAAAATAACCCCTTAAACCAGTAGCATTCAAACACACTGGGCTTAAGCCAAAACCGGCTTGAAAGGTCCAATTGGTGTAAACAGCAGCTGTGCCGCCAATAGATGTCACAAAGTCGCGCCCAACCACTCGAACACCATCTCGTGATGGAAAAACAGATTGTTTAACAGCACGAATGGTGTTACCAATATTAACTGGTGCAAGGGATAGTTCAGACACACCAGAGAAAGGGGCCAATCCCTCAACTTTGGTTGCCTTAGCCATCTTCTTAACACCACCAACTGAGCGGGCGGTATTCATGGCACTTTTAACTCGTGAATCAATACGCTGCTCCAACTTCTCAGCAATTGCCTGAGCAATATTAGCTTTAGAAGATCGATTTAATGCCATCGTAAATTTGCTTGACACCAACAACAGCTAAGCCACCAGCAATAACACCAGATGCTATAGGTCCAACAAATGGAGTGAGAGCACCACCTACGTAAATAGATGTTCCAATAACTCCTTCACCGGTATAAATTCTAGGGATCAAATCAACAGCTTTAGCAAGTCCTTTATTATTAGTAATGTAATTTCCAAGCTCAAAACTATTCATAAATATTGTACGTTAGTATGGGATCCACCAACATAGATGGACTGTTCATCGCAGAGACGTCAAGACGACCACCGTGCAGTCTCTTGGCTTTTATATTAGCATCTCAAATGAGTTTTGGTGATTAAACTCTGCGACCCCAACAACAACACAATCAACCAACAAAGATATTCCGAGGATACCACCCCTCAGAAATCTTTGAATCAACAAACATTGAATCGTAAAATTTTTCAGTCTCGAGCTGCTCATCAGGAGTTATGCCATAGGCAAAATAAAAAGAGCTGCGGCAATCAGGAGTTACATCACCACACTGGCGGTTTCCCTTAAGCCCAGTCTCTCTCATAAACCAAGGCAATATCTCATCATGAGACCTAACTCTCCACTTCTTCATCCGGTTTCTACGATAAGTACTAGCTGATCTCAAGTACATGTTATAAAAGCTCTGGATAATTGGCAACCGCCCTGCCAAAGCAAGTCCACCATTACCAACAGCTTCTATCCATTCCATCATAAAATCTTCACTGACAACCTTTGGGTCTTTCAATAATACAGCATCTTTAACAAGAGCTGTGACCGGATTCCTGCACATTACCCATAGATTGCCATCAAAAACAGGTCGAGTCTGGCAAAACTCAATAGCTTCAAATTCAAAACTAGGTTTCTCAACAACCATGTTGAACCCAAGTTTAAGAAACCAATTATTCAAATCACGTTGAAAGAGGTGTAAATCACGTTTCTCCATAAAAACGACACAATCATCACCATTATTGGCCAATTGTAGATTAATGCCACAGTGTAAAGCATAAGCCTTTACCATGACACACATTAGCACACAATTGCCAAGTGATGTATTCATGTCACCACTCATACGAGTACCCACAACCTCATACTTCAACTTGCCATCCTCGACAAACCCGCTACACTTATTGTGCAACTGATATTGCAAAATACCATTCAATTTACTCTTATGCTTCTTACTACGGAAACAATCGAGATAAACAGAATGTTCAAATTGCAGAGCGGATTTGGAAACGTGTTGATCAAACCGTGAAGCATCAAGCCCCACAGCAACAGGAGAGTGGAACATATCCCACTTCTCGCGCAACAACTGTGCAGTTTGTTGAACATCAACACCTTTCATAACTGTTTTATGGCCAAACATCTTACCTAACGCTTTCAATAGTGGTTCCTCAATTTTGCGCAGGTATTTGGCCACACGAAGATTGTACTCCGGTTTTCGCGGTGAAATGACCCTAGGAACAGGATCAACCTTACTTGTTCGATCAGTTTTCTCATACTTCACAAATACATTTACCTCAGACTCCTTGTCAATACTAGAGTATGACTCCCTAATATTTCAAGGCTCTTTCATACCTCTTCCTCTTGCAGCCCCGGAAAGTATCAACAGTTTGTTGAAAATTCAACGGGGCGGTCGATGGAAGATGAGGTTTCAAGAGTTCGTAAGCACTTTTAACAGTGTCTGCGAAAACCCCAGGCAAAGGTTTTGGGGGTGGTGTGAATGTTTCCCCATTCTTGACAAGGAAAACTCTTTCAGCTACCGCCCTCTGTAAAGTATCAATGTTATTATTAAAAGGCACAATTTGGATATCAGGGGAAACACGAGAAATGCGCAAACATTTCCGTGTCTTGGGCACACCCGGCTGCCTAATGACAGCCAACTGACCAGGATCTAACAATGTGTGTGCATCGCTAAAATTAGGATCCTGGCCTTCAGTCACAACCGGGCACCCCTATTCTGATGCGCCGAAGCGCAACAGAATACGATCATTCATGAGCTTGTTCTCGAATAACACCTTGTACCGTTTAAAATCCTCGCTAACAACAAAAGCCATAAAAACAGCTCTGTCTAAAGCGAGTAACTTATCAGTTATTCGAAGATCTTTATACTCTGGAACATCCAACATCTTAGACAACCAGCGTCGTACCATCATAATATTTGCTTCATTATAGACCATGTTGCCAAATTTCAATTTGGCTTCACAAGCTAATCTAGCGGCAAATAAAGAACGGTAACCTTTGCGAATTTTAGTCCGCACACGCCGTCGTGTTTCAACAATTGTGGTCTCTCCCATATTGTGCTGTGCAAGTGTTGTTATGTCCTCATACTGCTCAGTGAAATCCAACAATGGTTTATCATTGTTATCAGACTCAATAGCAGCCACAACAACCTCTTTAAGTGCACCCAACTTGTCATCGTTGTTAATGCGCATATTCATAGCTTTCTGAAGCCAACGCATACAAAAACAAGTGACCGCAACAAATGGTGATTCCTCCAAAATATCAAGCTCACTACTAGCATCCACAACAAGCATACTATCCAATTCACGGCCAGCCTTATCTGCATCAAGAAACACATTGTGAACAATTGGTGCTTCAAGATTAATGTGAACTCCATCAATCTCCATTGAATTGGCCATATTATGCTATGCAAAAT